GTATTCCAGGGGGTAGTGGCCAGAATAACCGTAGTCATCCATGCCACGGCTGATATAGCGGCCAGTGCGCATGTCGCGCCCACGGCGGTAGGAATTGCCGCCATAGGAGCGACCACCGCGCCGCATACCACGGGCTTCACTGTAGCCTTCTTCACCATCCGCTTCGTCCCATTCTTCCGCATCCTTCATGGCGTGGTAGGTTTCGGCGGATTTAAGGGCGTGGTACAGTTTCCGGGCGCGTTCCGCATCCTGTTCGGACATTTCCACATCAGCAGTGTACTTCTTATCCAGTTTTTCCAGTTCCTTACACATGGCTTTTTCCAGGTGTTCATAGCGTTCTGCCATTTTCGTTTCCTCCTTCCTGTCAGGCTACACGGGTAACGTCGATGGAAGCCAACCGCCTGACAGTAATGGACGGCGTAGGCGTTACAGCAGCGTCATCTTCCGTACCGTCCACGTAAGCGGCAGAAACGGAAACGCAGCATCCGCACGGAACCGTTACCTTCGTGGAAGTGTTAAAGTGCCACACGTCACCAACGGCTGTCGGGGTAAGAATCGCCACACTATCCGGGGCAGCAACGCCGTTCAGCGTGATTGCCACGGCGATAGGCGTTACAGCACCACCAGTCGGGATAGACACGTTCCCCTGCACGGTCACGTCATATCGTGCAAAACCGTTGGTGTTGCTGCCGCGCAAAGTAAGAACCCCAGTTGCAAGAGGGACAACACAGCCCTTATTACATGGGATAGAAACAACGTTGAACGGGAACGCGCCATTCAGGGCGACATTCGCGTCTGTCGAAGTTAAATACCTTGCCATGCTATCACCTCATTCAGTTGGCGAAGCCGTTGTAGCCGTTGCAACCGCAGCCGCTGTTATTGCCGCAAGTGAAGATCGGAGTGCGACCATAAACGGGAGTAGTGGGCACGGGGCAGTTGGACAGGCGGTTATACAGTGCATCAACCTCGGCGTTCATGCCCTGCTGGAACAGCGCGTTCTGATTGGCCTGAGATTCGCGGAAAGCGGCCATGTTCACCTGATTCTGCAAAGCGGCGTTCTCACGCTGCGCGGCGGCAAGCTGTCCCTTCACGCCGTCCAGTTCCAGAGCGCACAGTTTATCCAAGATGGCCTGAGTGCCACGGGTCTGAGCGTCGATAATGTCACGGGTGTTGGTAGCCGCAGCGGTACGGTCGGCACACGCTTCGGTCGCAACCGTGTATTTCAGGTCAGCGGTAGCGGCGCGGTTGTCGCAGCAGCACTGAGCCAACTGAGCCTGAACGTTGTTGAAGCCCTGCACATTGGCAGTCTGCTCCGCGAAAGAGCGGTTCAGGCTGGCGATTTCATTGCCATAAAGCTGCTGGGCGATAGCATTCTGAGCGCCAGTTACAGCGGCAGTAGTCCCGGCGAAGCCCTGACACAAAGCGTTCTGCACATTTCCAAAGCCAGTAGTCACGGCGTTCTGGATACCGCTAACGCTTGTCTGCAACTGCTGATCGCGGAAACCGTCAGATATATGTTCGCTGTTGTTCAGCCAGGGGTACAGGTAGTCCAGGCCAAAGCCAGCGCCCATGCCGCCCATCATCATAGGCCACATACCGCCCATTCCGCCGAAGCCGCCCCACATGCCATTACCGCACAGCAGGAAGAGCAGGATCAGCCACCAGCCGTCGCCACCGAAGTTGCCGAAGCCACCGTTACCACCACCGTAACCAAAGGCGGGAGCGACAGGCATATACATTCCGTTATTTTCAGTAGTCATTTTTGGTTGTTTCCTTTCTGAATATTATTTGCAAACCGCCCCTGCGCACTGAGCGGATAAGCACTTGACACATCACGGAAACAGCCGTAAAATGGACACGCAAAGAAGCCTATTGCGGTTGTCCCCGTGATTCGCTTTCAGCATCGGAGCCGATGACTTGTACTCATTGACTCCGCATTTGTTTTGTGGTATAATTTGGTTGAAAGCCTGTTAGCACCGAACGGTCACGTTTATATGTGGCCCATTTATGTAGGCGCAACGGGCTTTTTGTTTACCTTCTACCGCCCATCAACCTATTAAGCATAGGCTGTACCATCCGCATCATCGGCCCGCCGACCTGACCGGATTGAATCAAGTGCATCACAGACGCTTGCGGATTGTTTGCGATTTCGTCAGGGACATTGAAGCCAGCCTGTTTCATCAATTGCGCCGGATGATCTTGCAGTTCGTGCATTGCGTCCTGAAAGTTCATTTTCGGCGCTTGCGGGCCGTTCTGAGTGCTTCCTTGTCGTTGCTGGTAATCTTGCTTGGGTTGATTCCTCCCCGTGCCAGAACCACCCATAATGGCGTTAAACAGCGGATTTGCCATTTACCTTCGCCCCTTTCGTTTCAGTGGCGTTTGTGCCAACAGACGTGATAGCGGCTTTCAGTTCTTCCTTCATCTGGTTCAGTTCATCCTTGCGGACGTATTCGCTCATGTCAGGCATTGGCTGATTCTGCTGGTTCATATCGCCAGACGGAAGCGCAGCCTGACTGGACATGGCAGCAGACATGCGCGGCTGTTCCTCCATCGTGTACCGTACCTTTTGCAGCGGGTTCGGCATACCCATCTGATTGATGGACTTGAGATAGATTACGGTATCGTTGGTATCCCACAGCGGCATAGGCGCGTTTGCGGGCCAGCCAGCGGGCAGTTGGAAAGCCTTTGCGCCCACTTCACCGTCTACCCATTCGATGCCGACACGCTGCTGTTGCGGCTGTGCGTAGCTCATAGCGGGTTGCTGATACTGCGGAGCCATAGCCTGAGAATACTGTTGCTGGTAGCTGTTTTGCGGGTACTGCGGGTAAGCGTTGTAAGACGGGAACGTGTTGTAAGCCATTGTCTTTGCCTCCTTAATTCACTTTGAAGAAATAAGCGGGAACACACGAACCGCTGTTCCAAGTGTCTATCCAATCGCCGTCTATGACCGTGACGGCATGATTGCCTGTTCCTACGATGTAGGTTCCAACCGGAAAAAACTTAGCGAACTCACGAACGGTAGTGCATTTCGGGCAAGCGTCTGGAAGGATGAACGGTTCAAATCCAAGGCGGTACAGGTACTTTCCCCAGACTTCGTTGCTCTCAGGCATATCCGCTTCATGCCAACCGACCCGGAAAAGCGCTTCATAGACTTCATGCCATGTTTGCCCGGTTGCTATTGCAATCGCCCGAATCACGCAATCGCCAACGTGTTTTTTGCGCGGGTTAGGATTTAGCCGTATCCACACATCAATTCACCCTTGCTGTGATATGCGCGTTGATAATTCTGTCCGCTGCCTCTGTCTGGTACGGGTATAAGTCGTAAAGGCAAGCGGTCAGCAGAATCATGGAGTACGCGGTTTCGTAGTCTGTTTTTAATGCGTCTGATACGGTGATAATGGACGGTCTGCAATTCTCCGGGTAGTCCTCCAACACTGGCATGGTGCTTACCTCCGTTCGCTTTTGTTGATGATATTTTCGCAAAAATAAAGCCCGTCCAACAGTTCGCGGACGGGTCGCTTTTATATCAGTTTCGTATCATTCTCGGACAACAAAAAAAGACCGGGATAATCCCGGTCTTACAGGTGCTTATATATCTTGTCTGTCCCTTTTTGGATGATGCGTTTCACTTGCGGCACGGACAGGTCAAATTCTTCCGCAAGCGGTTCAAGGCAGATGCCGTCAAACAAACGCCTTGCAAGAATGGCGCGGTCACGTTCCGCATGATGCCCGATAATCCATTCATCAATCACGCGCTGAATATCGGAGCGAGAAAGATTATCTGGCATTGATTTCATCGTTTTACCTTCCCTGTTCCTTTACAGGTGGGGCACTCCTTCAACGGGTTCTTGGAACTGTTCTTCTTCACCCGGAATCTGATTGTCTGTCGGACTCTGGCCATAGTTTACATCTCCCACACCAGCGACAAAGGCATTTCCAGCCCCGTTGTCAACTTCTTGTTCTATTTGATATGTCTGAAACTGGCTCTCATAGATAATCCATCCGGCATTCGTCCCTATCAGAGCAAGGAACACAATCAGAATGAGTATCCACAGCCGTTTGTTTATCCGTTCCAACCGCGTCATTTCCATTTCATGTACATAGTACGGAATCTGCGCGGATTTCTGTTCGTCATTGAGTTTGTCGTACATGGACTGCTTCTCTTCTTTCTCAGACACGGTTTCTTCCCTCCTGCCAATTTCTTTGACAGTAGTATACCATTTTGTCTGTTATCCGTCAATCTCGGGCGGCTTTTCTTCCTCGTCCGGCAGATGCAAAATATCCGCTTTCGCACCAGCCGCATCAGCCAGCCCTTCGCCCACGATGTAAGCAACCACGGAACCGAAGGACATAATCAGGCTGGTAATGGCTTCACCGCTTCCGGAAGGAGATTTGAAGAACGCCACAAGGCCAGCAACGAATCCGGCAATAGCCGCCCAAAATTTCCTGGAACAAAGTTTCCTGAACCAATCTTCCTTAGTCATCGTGTTCTCTCCTTTCACTTATCAATCAAATAGTTACTAATGCCTGTCTGTGCTTCCTTGAGTTTGTCCACGCTGTTGCCGTTGATTTCGTGGGATAGGAGCGCCAGCACGCCACGGCAGATAGCGCGTTGCCCGGATTCAAGCCCGTCCATACGTTTTCGGTGTTCGGACAATTCCCGCGTGTTTTCGTCTATCCGGCCGTTGTCCTTAGAAAGTTTCTTCTCGATTTCCACGAAGCGCGGTTCCAGCTTTTCCAGCACCTTCACGCTGATTTCGTCGGCCAGTTTTCCTTCCGGGTCTTTCATTTTTTTGTTTTTGGCGTAGGTTTCCCGAACCTTGCCGTAAAGCACGTACAGCCCAGCGCCCGCAATCAGCACAATCAGCGCCGTCCACAGCATCCCAGGTGTTACGCCCTCAATGGGCGGCAAGTCCTGCATAGTCATCACCCCTCATATTGTTTGATTATATGGTACGCCGACATGACTGCCGCTTTGATCTCCTTCCAGTCGGTCAGCGGAATACTGATTGTCGCGGGTTGTGTGGGCGGCTCAGACGGTTTTATTTCGTTGTTCCCGTTATCAGCGGGTGGGTTTGTGTTGCCTGTCACGCCCAGCGCTTTCCAGGTTTTCGGCCCGACAACCCCGTCAGCGGTCAGGCCGTTGGCTTTTTGGAACGCCTTTACCGCCGCTTCGGTGGATTTGCCGAAGTTTCCGTCCACTTCCAAATCAGCGCCATACCGGGCGTTGAGAATGGTCTGCAAGTCAGCTACTTCATCCCCTTGATTCCCCCGGCGCAACGTTGGCATGTTATCATCCTCCCGAACATCAATTCCAGCGGCCTTCAACTCGTCCGTGCTGTAAAGCCCGCGCGGTATGCCCCAATGCGTCCATTTCGGGGTGTCTGTGAAGGCATTCCCGCGCTTGACAGTGGTGGAGCAGTGAATCACTCCACCATTGCCATCGCCCATGCTCATGCCAGCGTGAGCCATCTCGCCGTCTTTGTGTTTGTAGACGCAGCAGACAAGGGTTTTCGGCATGGTACTAATTTCACCTTGCGCCGCCCAATTGCTGGCGGTGAGCCACTGGGTAGTTGCGCCCTGGCCGTAGAACGGCACACCCGCACGTTGCAACAGGCTGAGTACGAACCCGGCGCAATCGAAAACGTCGGTGTCTACGAAATCGCAGCCGTCACAGGCAGGCTGTTTTCCAGACAGCACCGGGCAATTGGTGGTAATCATGCTCACGTATTTTTCAGACGGGCAGTACGGGATTCGACTTTTTCTCCATTCAGGAGTGCAGTTTTGTCCTTGGGAAGCGTAAACGTACTGCCAGCCCAAACGCATTTCAGCGGTTTTGCGGATGATTTCTGATTTGCCCGTTCCCGCCGCTTTCATACGGGAAAGTTCACTGAAAACATATGATGCTACATACATAGAGCCTCCTGTTATTCGTTCCCATTTAAAACCGCAACCTGTATTCGGTAGCTGACTAATGTTAGTTTTGTGCTATATATGCGCAGGAGAAATATAGCGCCCTATAAGGATTTCCTGACGGCATATTGATAGAGATCCCCCCATCGGAGGAAATAGTCGTATATCCCGCCGATTGTTGCGGCAGATAAGCCTCACTCGCGAGGGCGCAACTTATCCTCACGTTGTCCGCAGGGCGGCAGCCCTCACCGATTGTGCCGATACTTACAGTACCAGTTTGCGCAGATGCAAACTTTAACCATCCATTTACTGTAACGGTTCTCCCGGACTTCCGAGCAAATAGACTTTTGTTCGAAAATTCGATCTCGCTATTGTAGGTTATCGGCGCAACTTCCACCGGGAAACCATATTGGATTGTACTCGTCGCCATCAGAAATTCCCCCCCTTACTCCGTGGCTTCCGCAGTGGGCTTAACCCAATGCTCTGCCATCAGCATGGTGCCGTTGGTGTCGCTGATCGCGACAGAAACAAAATCCGTGCTGGCGCTCTGGCCGTAGGCGTAAGCGCCCAGATAGGCGTGATAGGATTGTTTCGCCGCTTCAAAAGTATCTTTCACAACAATGCCTTTGTCCCAGGTGTCGCCCGTATGCTTGATCTGGTGCAGAAAAAACTTCGTTTCGTTCATGGCGCATTTCTCCTTTATATTTTATCGGGATTTCATAAGATACAATGTAAGCGTGGTGGAGCCGCTGATCGTACCGGAAATAGTCAGAGAACCATTGGAAGTTGACACTGTCCAATCGCTCTGCTGGGCGGCAGGCGTGCCAAGGGTGGCCTGGAGCACTACCATATCATCCTCCACATTGGAATTGGTGACTGTTTGCGGCAGGCTGCTGACCGTGCCGCAATTCACCACCAGA